TGCGATGTGCGATACGAGGCACCGTAGACATGTCTGTCGACCCATAAGGGGCCACTAAGTCCTCTGCGGACACGAAAACAGACGTTTGGCGACCCAAACTAGGGTCAAAATACACCTTTTTGAAGGCCGAACCCATGATTGCGAGGTTCCACAGCATGCGTTCATGCTCTGGACGGTACTCTTTCATCTGCGTTGTGAGGCGCCAGTTGATGTCGTTTTCGACTCGTTTGGCTGATTTGATGCGGATATCATCGAGTTTTCCGATGATCTGGCTCTTACAGACGCCTTGCGCACTGAAAGTGGATGTTATGGCTTCAGCCTGGAACTTGACCGCCGCTTCGGCCATCAACGGATGCACGACGCCGCATGCTCCATCCCAAGGTTCTGTGCGCTCTTCGATGCCGAGGCCTAGCAGTTTGATGCCTTCCTCATACATCTTCTCCCAATCGCTACGGGAGTTCAGATCGTTTTGATATAACTCTTCGCATTCGTCAGCAATGGAAGCCAGGATCTTAGGATCGATAGCTTCTGCGAGGTTCGAGTAGAACTCACCCTCGATCGCTTCCGCGGACAGGTCCTCTGGAAGCTCCTCGTCGCCATCTTCCGAAGGCAGGATCACTTCGATGTTCTCTTCGCCATCGACGGGGGTTTGCTTGCTTGAACCTGCACCTACGGATTTGAATATCATGGGGTGTCCTTTATGGCATGTCCGGCCAATACCTGTTGCCTTTGGCCTGGTTTAATTTGGCGGGTATGACTGCGATGTTACACCCGATATGCAAACCGCATACGCGTTTGCTCACCAACGGCACGATATGATCTACCTGCCAGCCGATGCCGGTAACCTGCGCGCGCATTCTACATAAGTCTGCCGCCTCTAGCATGATCAACTCATCCAGCTCAGAGAACCACTTAGGTATGGCCTGGATATAGTGCGCACGTCGACGATGTTGCTTAGCGGAATCGATATCTCTATTGGATTCAAACCAACGACGATACGCCGCGCGCTCCCGCGCCTGATAATCTGGGTTCTCACGCTTTACCCGCTTCTTCTCTGCCAGCACTTGGCTGTTGGCGGCAACGTACTTCCGCTGATACTCAGCCCGAGCGGCTTTCGTTTTGTCCCTATACGCCTTGCGTTTAGCTAGCAGCAGCTCGCGCTGCTCTGGGGTTTGCACTACCCTAGCGCGCGAAGCGGCTGTCGCCGCATTGTGCCGCAACCTACGCTCCTCGTCAGTGAATCTACGCTTCGCCATCAGTAGTACTTCCTCTTTCTAGGTCGCCCTGATTCTACCTCATCTGGGGCGTCAGAGGGCAAACGAATGAAGCCGCCCGTTCTAAAGCGTCTGAGGCATAGAGTTGTCATGTCGACTAAGTCGTCATGATCCCCATTAGGGAAATCACCACACTCCTCAATAACTTCTTGTGCCCACCTACGATCGCGCGGGGCCCACACAAGACCTGACTCGAACATATCCGTGACACTGTTCACCCGCGCTATCTTGTCGTTCCCTTTCGATGGGGTGAACTCCGAGACTGGTAGCCCTGCGTGGCGGAACTCCTGATACAGAACCGAACCGCTTGACTTCTTCTCGATCACGAACGTATCCGGCTCCCACTTCTCATACTCGGCCATCATGGTCTTTTTGAGCTCGGGGTACTCCATACGCCGCTTCCACGCATCGAGCAATATGATATTAGCGACGGGCTCGCCTTTATCGTTGTCCTTATAGAACACACCCCAGATACCCACGGCATTGAAGTCTGATCGCGTGGTCACCTCCTGCGCCGCGTCCAACCCCATTATGACGTACTCGCAGTCGGGCGGGTCTTCCTGGTCCCAATCCTTCCACCACTCGCGTTTGATCAGGGCACCAGCCTCGCCGGTGGGGTTCTGCATGTACTGGGCGTTCCACAGGAACGGAGCCATGACAGCCTTCTTCTGCTTGAGCAGCTCGAGGGGCCAGCGCTCTGGCCAAAGGCTCTTCTCCTCCGGTGTGTCCTCGTTCAGTATGGCTGGGAACTCCACCACCTCCCACTGCTCCGAGTCCGGGTTCTTCGTCATCTGGTCAACGAGCTTGCCGATCAGGTCACCTTTCGACCATCGGGTGTGGATGACCACTATGGCACCGGTAGGTGATAGCCGTTGCAGAGGGCCTGACTGGAACCATGTCCACGCGTCTTCAAACACATCAGTATTCCCTGATATGACCGCCTGCTCAGAGAACGGGTCGTCGACCACGACCAAGTCCGCACCGCGTCCAGCCAGCGCGCCGCCGACACCGACCGCGTAATACTCACCGCCACCGCTAGTCGCCCACTGACCCGCCGCTTTGCTGTCCGCTTTGAGCGAGACCGCGGGGAATACTTCTTGAAATTCGGTTGTACTTATGAGATCTCGCACCTTACGGCCGAAGCCGGTCGCCATGTCCCCGGTGTGTGATGCCATGATGATGCGCCGGTTGGGGAACTGCCCGAGATACCACGCTGGGAACAGATAGGACGACATGAGCGACTTACCCATACGAGGAGCGACGCTGATCAGGATCCGCTTCTTCTCCCCACGGGCTACCGCATCCATCAGACGTGCCAGCTGTCGGTGGTGAGGCCCTACCATGAATACCTTGGGTTCCGTTTCGATCTGCAATACGGGGGCTACGTGATGGGCAAAGGCGAGAAGAGAAGTCTTAGCTTTATTGGCACTGTTGCGCTTCTGCAGTTCCTGTATCAACTCCAACGTCTCCGTCTGCTCGTGCAACGGCAACTTATGCAGGTTCTGCATAATGGAAGCCAACTGTTCCGCTGAAAAAGTACTAAGCATCGGTGGTGGTGACTGGCGTCACGTCTTGTATCTCGACCTCGGTCGGCAGTAAGGTCTTTAGTTTGGCGTACAGTGCCGCCTCTAGGTTCTCCGTCGGAAGTTGTTTCACAGTCACTTCACTGCGTTCGGTGAAGAGGCCTACTTCGGTTATGGTTCCCAGGAGTTTAAGCGCGGCCATCCGTTGACTGGCTGGCATCTTTGGGTCGGACTCCTCGAGGAGTCGATTCGTCACGTACTGTCGCATCTGGACTGCATCCCGCACCACCTCGTGGTCGTATTCAGATAAGAGGCCGGCAAGTTTTAGAACTACGGCGGGTCTGTGAAAGGACGCAGATGAGATCGGCAACTGCTGCACCCCCCGGTTGAACTGGACACGCGCCTCCGTTTCCTCCTCCTCATCCAGATCGACTTCAAGTCCGTGAGACAGCATGGATGCAACAGATTCAGCACGAGCTTTGATCTCATCCCGGGCATTGGCCGGGGCCCTTATGAGGCGTTCCATAGGTGCGCGTTCGATCAACGGTTCGTATGCACCAAGATCTTCGGGTAGGTCTAACAGGTGAGACAGTGGGGTTTGCATTCTGCGCAGCCTGGGTTGCGATGGGGCTTTATAACACGATTCGGATTTTTTATAAAAATTTTTTGAGGTGGCGGTACTTTGTAAAGTGACTTGACATACCCCCACCAAGTTGTGAAAAACTCAGGGTTAAAGGGAGCGCACACAAAGTCAAAAAAGGGGGTGATGCCCCTACGGTGGGTCGCGCCTGTGCCAATAGACAGCAATAGGGATTGCTGTCCAGACTGGCATCATGTGTGCCATACTATACTATGTGAATTGTAGCAAGTAACACCGCATAAGCCTGTTACTTAATGCTACATATTATCTGGAGATTATCAGCTATGAAAAAAGCAACCGTAAAAGCAAATAAGAACGCCGTTATTCAAACCATGCCTACCGCAAAGCTTAAGGCTATCTGCGCGGGGGTTATCAGTACCATTGGTGAAGCGCGCGCCACTTTGAAGGATGCGTACAAGGTAGCCCGTACTTCCCTTGTCGCAGGTATTCCTTCTGGACTAGGCGCGCATCAAGCCGCATGGATAGAATGTAATCGCCGTGTTGAGTACTATGTGTCCGCTATCTTTGAAAGCGGTCAGTCGGATGCCTCGTCCGAACGTAATATCAGAACGGCACTGCTAGCAGGTTTGAAAGCTGATGGGTACGAAATACCTCGCCGCGCTCTTGATGACAGTGAAAAGGCTGAAAAGGCGCGCGCTATCGCCGCT